CAATTCAAATTGACGACGCTACATACTTCCGTGATGCCGCATCTGGCATCTCCTACGGCATTAAGTTAATCAATCAGCAGCAATACAACGGTATTGCTGTCAAGACCGTAACATCCACATATCCACAAGTAATGTGGGTCAATATGGAACACCCAAACATTACCATGACGGTGTACCCAGTACCTACAAAGGTGCTGGAGTTCCATATTGTTTCGGTCACGCCATTAACAGCGCCGGTTAACTTGGCAACAGTCTTGGCGTTCCCACCAGGCTATCTCAGAGCGTTTAAATACTGCTTGGCGATGGAGATTGCACCTGAGTTTGGTGTTGAGCCTAGCCCACAAGTCACACGCATTGCAATGACCTCTAAGCGTAACTTGAAGCGTATTAACAATCCTGACGACATTATGTCAATGCCTTACTCAATTGTTGCAACGCGTCAACGCTTCAATATCTTCGCCGGTAACTACTAATGCAGTCGCCTATCCTCGGATCAGCCTATGTTGCCCGTAGCGTTAATGCTGCGGATAACAGAATGGTTAATTTGTTTCCAGAGATCATCCCAGAAGGCGGAAGCACACCAGCGTTTTTAAATAGAGCGCCAGGACTAAAACTAGAGGTCGCAGTTGGCACAGGACCTGTCAGGGGTATGTGGACGTTTGGTGGTTATGCGTATGTTGTGTCAGGCAATACGCTGTATAAACTTGATAGTCAATACAACATCACAACGCTAGGCGTGGTGGCCAACGACGGTCCCGTGTCTATGACTGATGATGGCACTTATTTAGCGGTAGCCTGTAACGGACCAACCTTTTACTACAACTCTGTAACCAATACCTTTGGTCAAATCACAGACGTTGACTTCCCTGGTGCGCTGACCATTTCTTACCTAGATGGCTACTTTGTGTTTATTGAGCCAAATAGCCAAAAGGTTTGGACAGCAGAACTGCTTAATCCAACGTCTATTGATCCACTTTCTTTTGCAAGCGCTGAGGGTAGTCCAGACGATCTTGTGTCCTCCATTACCGATCACTCAGAGGTTTGGCTGTTTGGCACAAACTCGGTTGAGGTCTGGTATGACTCAGGCGGTGCTGACTTCCCTTTGCAGCGCATTCAGGGTGCGTTTAATGAGATAGGTTGCGCTGCAACATTCTCTGTAGCCAAACTGGACAATGGTTTGTTTTGGCTTGGCGCAGACGCAAGAGGTCGAGGGATTGTCTATCGCTCAAACGGATACTCAGGGGTGCGTATCAGCACTCATGCTATTGAATGGCAAATACAGCAGTATGGCAACATCTCAGATGCCATCGCCTACACTTATCAGCAAGACGGTCACGCTTTTTACGTTTTGACTTTTCCAACGGCTAATGCCACTTGGGTGTATGACGTAGCCACGTTATCGTGGCATGAGCGCGCAAGTTACACCAATGGCGACTTTGACCGTCATCGCAGCAATTGCCAAATGGCGTTTAACAACAAGATTATTGTTGGTGACTATCAAAACGGCAATTTGTATTCTTTTGATTTGGAAGTGTACGCCGACCATAATCGCACACAGAAGTGGCTGCGCTCATGGCGCGCGCTACCCACGGGGCAGAACAATGACCGCAAGCGAACAGCCCAGCACAGTTTGCAGCTTGAAGTTGAAACTGGCGTAGGACTTAATCTTGGTCAGGGCAATGACCCACAGGTCATGTTGCGTTGGTCTGATGATGGTGGCCATACTTGGTCTAATGAGCACTGGACATCTATTGGCAAGATCGGGTCGTATGGCTACCGTGCCTTTTGGCGACGCTTAGGGATGACGTTAAAGCTGCGTGATCGTGTCTATGAGATTTCAGGTACTGACCCAGTAAAGGTAGCGATTACCGGCGCAATCCTTATTGTGGACGGTACCAATGCCTAACCCAACGCAAATCCCCGCCCCGCGCGTTCCAATTGTTGATCCCAATACTGGTTTAATGACAGTGCCTTGGTTTCGATATTTTAATAGTATCAACGCACTTTTAGGCGGCGGTACAGACGTTACGCCTGCTGTAGATTTAGATATTCAAGTCAATACCAATAGCGTTTTAGCGTGGATCGGAACAACTGCCCAACCTACTGTTAATATTTATCCGGCTCAGACCATGACAACCTTAGCGATATTAGATGGCTATTATTTTAATGACCTTGAAAATTCTACGCCTCTATACCAAGGCAAGAGTGACATTAATTCTAATTGGCTAGTCATTGAGTACGACCAAACAACGGGTACGATTCGATACGCAAACATTGGCAATAATGCAGCGTACTCGACGTATGACACAGCGTGGGCGGCGAGAGCCACTTTGGTTTATGATGAATTTCAAGACATGGTGTTTCCATAAATGGCAACCATTAACGTAGCAACCTCGCAAAACCTCACAGCGGTTACATACGCTCAGGACGATATCATCAACGTCCTTGACGGTGTGACGCTTACCATTAATAGCCAATGGTCTATCAAGCCAAGGCTGATCCAAGCGCTTGGTACGGGTCGCATTGAGGTGAGCAATACGAGTACCACAGTCCCGCATCTGCAAGAGTTTTATATGCAGAACGGTACGAACAGCGGCGGGTTTAGCACAACTCAGAACGGCGTGTTGCAGGTGCGTGGCGATTGGATTACGGTTGGTACATCTACTGGCACAAACAACGAAACCCTGTTTAGCGCAAACTCTGTCGGCGGTGTGGCAATTGACTACCCTACTCACATTGAAGTCGAGACAGGTAGCGGCACAAACGTATGGGAAGTCTGGAACGCAGTCCCGCTAGATGTTGCGGGAGGTCTAGTCAATACCCAAGGTTTTAACGGTGCAAATATTACGGCTGGAACGGTAGCTGTAACGGCTGCGGGTGTGGTCACAGGGACGGGAACAAACTTTTCAGGAACAATGCTTGGCACTCCTTTTAAACTTCCAAGCATCGCCCGTGACTTTATTATCAACGTCGTTACGTCTACAACCCAAATCACCATTCAAGAACTGGATGGCTCAACCTATACAGGCGGCGTGATTGCAGCGGGGTCTACCTACCTCATTCGCTCAGGCTCGTTAATAAACGCAACTGTAGTAGGTAGCGGTGATCTTGGTAAAGTACTGTTTTACAACCCCGTCACAACAGCGGTCACGCACGGTGATGGCACAAACAGCACAAAAGTACCTACGGGCGCACGGTTGCGTGTACCTAACATCCACTTTAATGCTGCAATTCAACAGACCACGCTTGCGGCAGCAATCACATCCACAGCAGCGCAAGCCATTACACTAACGGCAGCGATTGGTGCAACGTCAAACGATTCTAGCGCAACAGCGGTTGTTGGTACATTGCTTTTGGTCAATGGCTCAACGATTGAGCGTATTTCATACTCCTCACGCTCAGGTGTAACAGTAAGCGCAACAGGCATGTTTAGAGGTGTTGCAGGAACAACAGCGCAAGCATCGTTTCCCATCGGCACTTTGGTTTATTGGATTCCGGCAACGGGAACTAACGCAACACGTAACGGTTCAGTCTTTAACACGAACGTATCCGGCACAGTAGATATGCAGATTTGCAGCGCAGGACTGCGTATGCAAGCCCTGTTTACAAACTTCGCTTCGGCAACAATTAAAAACTTTGGGTGTGCGCTTTTCTCAACAACAAACTCGTCAGGCTCTTACGACCTAGACACAATCAGTTCAATTGGTCTGTATCAATTCCCTGCGATTGGTGCTATTGGTGCAAACTTTGGCTCTATTATTGGTACTGGCAGCATTAGAAACATACACACGCACGGCAACTTTGCATTGGTTGGCTCAGGCTCTGCGATGTCGCTTGTTAACGTACAAGACGCTCTGGCAATCAGCAATCTTAGGGCAAGGTTGTTTAATCGCACTTCATCCGTATCACTTAACTTTCGTGCCATTTTGCTACAAACGGTAACTTGTGCTACAGCGATTGATGGTTTGTATTTCAACATGGTTTTTCAAGCTACCACGCTTACAAACCAAGACATAAAAAATATTTATTTTGCATCAACGACAAGTTCCGCAAGCGCAGGCACAACTGATTCTGCTTTTCCTGTGTATGTGCAGTCTACTGTCAATTGCATTTTTAGAGGCATTCAAATTTGGAGTGGCGGTCTTGCAACACGCAACTTCATCAACATTGACTCAAATAGTGCAGACAACGTATTTCACAATAAAGGCTACCCTGCCATCGACGGTGCTTTGCAGCTTGGAAATATTACTTCCGATACGGGGCTAAACACTATTACAGCTTTTTTCTCAATTACAAACCCAAGAATATCAACATTAAGCGCAAGCTATCTCAGACAAGACATAAGCACCAACAGCGGCGGATTATTCCGAATGCTATTGATTGACTCTATCACAGCAACAACAACAAGCACAGGCGGTGCAGCGAAAGGTGGCGTTGAGATTGATATGATTGCTGGCCCGCATAGACTTTTTGCAACAAACCCAGCAACGTCTATCGTTCCCAACTTGGTCGATGTGCAACCTATTGTTGTGTTGACCAACTTAGCCAAGACTACAGGCTCAGTCTATGTCGGTTCTTTCTCAGCACAAAACGCTTTTAATATGTACACCTTTAGCGGTGGCACATACTTAGACAACCTTGGGCGTATCTATTACCAAACTACGGGCGATTCGGTCATCATCAAGTCTGCGTTTGCGCTTAAAGGGTTTTCAGCGTTTACAGGCACAGCGTTTGACTTCAACTACAATCTTGGCTCAGGCACAAACCCAATTCCCGCTGGCACGACAGTCGAATTCCGCATGGTCAATTGGGGTACGCCAAACACGGGCGCATGGACAGCCTTTGTTAATAACGCAAGCCTAGAGACAGCTAGGGCGACATTGACGGGCTATAGTTCATCGGTTGGATTGGACTTGCAACTACGCATTACTGCTACGACAACGGTAGCAGGGCGTTACCTGATGAGCATGAAGCTGCCCGTCACAATTGACGCAACATACAACCCGCCTGTGTCTAGTACAGAGATTGGTTTTAACGGCGCACAGGTCGGCACGTTAATTGCAGGGTATCTAAACTCAAACCCGTCTGTACCTGTGTTGCAATCCAGTCTGACGTTGACAGGCACAAGCGGCTCTGTACCGATGCCGTATGATTACGATGCAACTCCGGTGGCTTACAGACTGATTGGTAGACTTGCGGGTTGGACATTTAGTAATCTGACAGGTACTTATCTGAAAGAAGATATATTCATCCCAATCACGCAAACAAGGGTTAATGACCTTAACGGCAATGCTTTGTATACAGCAGGCGTGACAGGTGTTGCGGTCAACTACGGTGCATCTACGATTACCCTATCGGCAAGCAGATCGGCTGTACAAGTTTGGTCGGCGGTACAGGATAGCCTAAGTCTGTTAGCAAACCTAACCCAAGCAGACCCGTTCTCAACTACCAACGGATTGTCATTTGTTAGCACCTACACGCTGGTTGTGACAGGCACATTGTCTGCTGGTAATGTCATTGGTAATGTCACGCTGTCGGGCAATTTATCAAGCGGTGTAACCATCACAGGTAACGTAGCGCAAGCAACGCCCACGAACCTGACGGGCGTGACAATCAACGGCAACCTGACCTTTAACACCAATACGCCTATTTCTGTCACGTTCACAAATTGCGATGTGACAGGCACAATTAGCAACACAGGCTCAGGACTGGTTAAAGTTTTTAAAGCAGGCACAACGCCTTGGCTTAACGCTGGCGCAAACGTCAACAGCGTGGCAAACGTCACGGTTACAACGCCTGGTGGTTTGGCTTTGTCCACCTACATCCTCAAGAACGGTGCAACGGACTTGGGTTGGGTAGCGCAAAACGTAGCAAGGTCGCTAGAGATTCAAGAAGCCGACACGTTCTCAATTTACGCAATTGCTTACGGCTATAAAGCCGTGCTCCAAAGCGCAAACGCTTTAGACCTTGGAACATTCCAGTTTGAGTTGATCCCTGAACCATACGTTGACACAAGTTTGTCCACAGTAGTCAGAAACTTGATTGCGTCTAAATTTAGCACGGCGCTTGATGCTTTTAGTCGTATTGCGCTTTCAGTAGACACCGACTTGCGCTATTACACGCCACCAGAAGTGCTAAACGCTATTGAGTGGTACATTGTCACCCAAGGCGATTTAATCGCTCAGGGCGTGGTCTACGCTGGCACTATTGATGGTGTGTCCATTATCAACGGCGGTATCCTGATTAGCACCCCAGGCTTTTACGGCAAGGTCAACGATAGCGTCACAACCGCAACTAACTTAGGCTATCTTGTTCCGATCTATATTGACGTTGACCCAGCGGTTTATGTAATTGACCCAACATACACGCCAGTTCTAAAAAACAGTTCTAACATTGTTTTGCAGACTGCCCCATGGACAAAGCAGACGGCTGACATTTCAGCGTTGGACAAAGCTGACATTCGGGAAGGGTTGGCGTTAGAAGCAACGCTTGACACTAAATCAACTCAAGTAAGCGTTAATGCAATAGAAAATAATACAAACTTAATCCCCCTACTTTTATAGAGTAATCATGGCTTTCGATACAATAACCCCTGTGAGATTTGGTCAAGCTGCGATTACAACTAGCGCAGCTACGCTGTATACAACGCCAGCGTCCACCCGTGCGTTAATTAAAAAAATTAGCGTGGTCAACACCACAGCAACGGCAGCAACTTTTGATGTGTACCTAGTCCCCTCGGCTGGCACAGCGGGAACAACTAACGCTTTGTTTTATGAACAACCACTAGCTGCAAAAGAAACCTTACAATGGAACGGACTTCAAATCTTAAATGCTGGTAGCACAATCCAAGTCAAAGCCTCAATTGCAGGTTTGACGGTTGTTGCAAGCGGCGGCGAAGCAGTTTAAGCGTTCTATTTATAAATTTATTTACGGAGTTTGTTTAATGTCGATCAACATTTCATACTTAGCCGGCGCAGGCGCTCAGTTCTTTGACAACAACGGTGACCCGTTGACCGGCGGCTTGTTGTACACATACCTCGCCGGTACAACGACTCCGGTGGTTACCTACACCTCACGCTCAGGCATAGCAAACAATACCAACCCTATTGTGCTCGACGCAGCAGGGCGCACCCCTGCTGAGATTTGGCTAGATGGCGGGGTGCTGTATAAGTTTATGCTAAAAACCTCGACCCTTGTTCCCATTGGAACGTATGACAATATCCCTGCGGTAAACGATCCAACAACGACCAATAACTTGATTACGGTTGCGGGAACAAACGCCCTGACAGGTTTGGCCACACCCCCATTGGAAGGCTACACAGCCGGTGCGCAGTATTCGTTTATTGCTCAGAACACCAACAGCGGTGCGGTCACGTTAGATATTGACAGCTTAGGCGTTAAGGCTGTGACACGCGCAGGCGCAATTGCACTTGTTGCGGGTGACATTATTGGCGGTGCGCTGACATTAGTTGAATATGATGGCACACGCTTTCAGTTGCTTAACCCAAACTCCTATGTCAATTTAAACGTCACAGGCAATTTAACGCTTGCAGCCTACACTGAGA